CATATCCGGCGATATTTTTTCTTTGTTCGGTAGTAATTTCATTTGTCATGATTTTCTCCTTTCAAAAATAGAATAACAAAATAAAAAAAATAAACAACAAAAAAGACCCCGTTAAAAACGAGGCCCTTTTGTTTACCAAGGAGGTGACTATGATAAAGAACTATTGTAAATATATTTTATACACAAAAAATAATTTTTTGCAATAGAAAAGTTGGCCGCTTTCGCTAAACCAACTTCCCTTGCAGACAATAGACATTAAAAGTTTAAGTAATCAAACAGAAAATGTCAATTATAATTTATCGGCATTATCTTGAGCTTTTGATCCGTTTTCTTTTTCGGCCTTTTTTTCAGGCTTTTTTTCTTCGGTCAATTTCTCTTCTTTGACTTTTACCGCTTTGTAACCCATGTTTTTATATTCCGGAACATTTTTTTCAGGAATAAAACGAGTAATACCGTCTTTATACATCCACATGGCTACACCTCACTACGCAGAAGGTTTTGTGTGAACGTAAATACCTTGAGCCTTGTTAGCCAAGACAAAAGTATCGTGGTAAAGACGGAAGTCAAATTGATATGCGTCTTTGTTTTGGTTTTCATCAGGAGTGATGAGCTTTGCAACGGCTAATTTAGAAACGTTGTAAGCTGCACCTCTATCCATCAAGATGAAGTTGATGTCAAGACCTGAACCATCGGTTTTTGCATAACCACCGGCAGTAGATGTAGAGCCAGGGTTTAATGTAATACCTTTAATCAAACGAGTTTGCGGAACGCGAACAATTTGAATACCGTTATATGTTTCAATGCGGTTTTCAATAGATCTTTCACCGTTTGAAGTGCTACGAGTGATATTGTCAGACAACAACTGAGCAACAGTTGGAGTAACAAACAATGCCAAGCGAGCAGAATCGATTTCTTTTTCTTCCAAGTTAACAATAGCTGTATCAATAGCCTTTTTAACAGAAGAACCGTCTAAAGCACCGCTAACATTTACAACACCATCAGCAGATGCGATTTTGCTAAAACGATATGCATCGATTTCAGGCACAACATGACGGCGCAAATATTCGCCAACGGCACGAGCGGCGATAAGATTAAAGCTTTCTTCGTTGTCCATACGGTCAACAGAGAAACGACGACCGCGGTCGTTGGTAAATGTGTGAGTTTCCCAATCGAGAGTTATATCGCCCTCAGGAAATCCTGTTTGTTTGTTGTAGTCGCCCAAGCCTACCATGTCCAATTTAGCGATTTTAACAACGTTAGCATCGCTAGTCTGTTGAACAAACTCAGCAGGAGCTTCTAATATTGTAGATTTTGCCTCGGCTTTGTAAACCTCATCAATAAGCGGCAACATTTTCTCTACAAGACTAATTTTGTTTGCCATAGTTTTTTTCCCTATTTAATAGGCAGGCCCATTGCTCTACGCATTGCGGCATCTGCCGTTGAGTTATTACCATTATCGTTACCTTTTGGAGTATGCGAGTTAATGCGTTTGTTAACTTCCTCCAAAACAGCATCTTCAAAGGTTTTTTTGAAGTTTGCGATTTCCTCTTTGGCTTTGTCGGCCTCGAGATTATAAAAAAGTTTAGCCGATATTTTAGGATTTAAGCCGCTTTCGGCAAAAATGGCATTGATTTGGTCTTGGTGTTCGCGCAATTTCTTTTCTTCGCGCAAAGCTTCAAGTTCTTTCAAAGCCTTTTCGTTTTCGTATTTGGCTTTTTCTTCCTCTTTCATCTTGGCCGTTTTCTTCTGTTCTTCCAAATCGTTGGAATACTTAGTTTTTAAGGCTTCGATTTCATCGGCGTGCTTTTTACTGGCATCGCCTAAGCGTTTGTTGATGATTTCATCAATTTTAGCTTGCTGTTCTGCAGTAAATGTTACTTCGCCTTTGTTAGGATCTGCAGCACCCTGTTCATTGGCATTTGCATTTTCAGACATTTTTAACTCCTTTTGTTTCCGTTTACGCCCGTCGGCTGATTAAATCATTAACCAAATTTAATCTTTTGTCAAACCGTATTTTTCATAAAGATATTTTGTGTTTGCTACCGGATAGGTCGTAGAGCGGCAATTTGGATGCATCGGAGGAACGTTTACACCCACTTTCGCATCTTCAACGCGGTATGTTTTATTGTTATGTTCCCGGCATATTTTAGATGTCGAACTGTCTATTGTCGCTGCAAACTTGAAATATTTTGTGTTTGTTTCTTTGTAAATTCTAAAAATCGCCTGTTCGTGAACATGCGTTGTTTCCGTCCGGACAAGGCGCATTGCGTTATATGTATTTGTTTGAAAACGATCGCGGATATCCCGGGCCATTACATCGAGCGGAAGACCTTTTGCAATTCCGCTTGTCAAAGTTTTATCGAGGACTTTGCCGAGCTTGTTTCGGTCTTTCCAAATGCGTGCAGACCAGTTTGTTTTACCAACCCAGGTTTGGTCGGCCAAGGTTTTAATCGTGGCCTTTGAAATACTTGACAAATCAATAGCATACCGCTTTGTAAATGTTTCGGATGCGAATTTATATGCCGAAGTTCCAACCTCGCTCAAAGTGGTGGCGATTTCTTTTTCACTCGATGATGTAAGCTCGGAAAGCCTAATCTGCAGGCTGATTTGCAAACCCTCAAGACGATTGAGTTTATAAAGTTTTGCTTTCTCTGTGTATAACTGTTGAAGAATTTTATCGCGCTGTTCATAACTTGCCGCTTTTTTTAACTGGCGCATAAGTTCTTGTTTTTCTTTTACGGTCAAAAACTCATCAGCATAGGCAAGGTTAAACTCGTCAATTTCTTCGCTTATTTCTTTGAGTGCTTTTTTGAGCAATAGATTAAGACGGACCATTGAGTTGCTTTCAATTAAGTCCGTCATTTCTCTATTTTCGATTGCTCTTCTTTCCCAGTAGTTCATTATTTAGGCTCGTCTGTATCGCCAAGGCCGTCGTAGTTTTCCATAAACTGTTTAGCCTTTTCGCTTTCTTCTTCTTGCTTTTGTTTCATTTCGTCATCAACGTTTTTAATAAATGGCAATTGAGAAAGCAAAGTCTTATCAGAAACAATGCCGCTCAATTTTGAAACCATATCGTATAAATCGTTTTCAGACTTCGGCAGGTTCTTATAAAAGACGATATTAATGGCCTGCATTAAGTCGTAGTCTGTGCCGTTGCTTAAATTCATCATGCCAAGAATTAAATTGATGCGTTTTATCAGGGCCTTTTGGAAATTGCGGACCTTTTGAACGCGTGCTTGCTCAAGTCCCCAAAGTTTGAACTCCATAGCAACACCTGATTGATTTCCGCCAAAATCATCGCTTGATAAATCCGGAGTTTGTGAGATTTGATAAATCAACTTCAAGATTGTGTCAATGTGATATTTTATGCCGTCAACGTTAAGGTTTTTAATAACGTATTCCATTTTTGAGCCAACCGGCAACTTCGCAACCTTTGATTGATTTATGGCATTAATTGTTGCTTCGTCTGTTCCTGATGCGCCATACATGGCTAAAATCGCGTTGGCGATACTTTGCAAATCGTCAGTATTGTTTGATGTGGCCAGGCTTATTGCATCAAGCAAATCGGTTATTGGTTCGTAGTCGCCTTTTTGGTCAGTTCCGTTTGAGAACTCAATTACCGGTATGTCCTTAAATAAATGATTAACGGTTTCTGTTATTTTTGCAGATGAGCCGTCCCATTTGAATTGTTTGATTTCGTCTTTTGAGTAAACATAACCCCACCACTCGGTTGTTTTTGTCAGTTGGCTCACTTGTTTTTCATACATGTAAATTGCGCAGACCGGGGTTTGGAGAGGTGTATTATCAACAACCATAAATGTTGTTTCGCTGTCAAGTTTAGCAAACTTTAATCTTTCGGACATCTTCTTTTTGCTGTCGTCGGTCACCATAACGATTTCATAAGCCGCACCGTAGCAACTTGCATCAGAAGCAAGTTTAAAGTTTTCTTCATCTTCGTAGTTATTCGTGAAAATCGGCTCAAGGACGTCTTTGAGCTTTTTACCTTTTTCATCGTCCGCATAATCGTATGCGATAGCTTGGCCGGCAAAATAACCGGTGTGAACATCTGTTATATATTTGGCCAAATTGACGTTAATTGAGTAATTAGGACGGTTTTTAACCGTTTTTTTCTTAATTATGGCATTTTTGCCATCATAATACTTGCCTAAATTAATCAATCTTTGTTGGTGGTTGTTGAAAAAATCAGAAACCCAAGAAGATAAATTCTTCTCGGTAATATCGGTGTAATCTGTTACAATTTTCGTCATGCTTCAATACCCTCAATTGCTATTGCTTTGTCAAAATCGGACAATTCCGAATGAATGGCGTAGCGCACACCGTCCATTGTATCATCATTTTTTTTGACCGGTTCATCTTTGCCGTCCGCCCATACATAAGAATAAATTTCTTTTTCAAAATTTGCAATACCTTTGCTATAAACAAAAAATTTCCCGGT